TCATATCTGAATATCATCCCATTCACTACCGCGCGAGTCCTGGTAACGGGCTGTCATTTCCGCCGATTTGTGGCCGAGAAGATGCTGCGCAAACTCGCCGCCGCGCGCGTCAGTATGCAGGCGCGCCGACAGGCTCCGGATCTCATGGAATGATGGCGGCTCTTTGTCGGCGTCCCACGATAGCGGCGTGAGCCGGCGCGATTTCGTGAAGTAGTCCGTCATTGTCCGCTGCGCGATTTTCTCACCTTTACGGCTCACCAAAATAAACTCGCAGCCGGCGGACAGTTCCCAGCATTCCTCGAACAGGTTTTCCAGAGATAACCCAGCGATCGACAGTTCAACCGGGATCGTTATTCTGGCGCCGGTTTTTTCCTGCACGACTCGCAGACGAAAATCGACAATGTCGGCCCACCGCATGTTACAAATATCGCTAATACGCTGACCGGTCACCAAAGCTATGTCCATCGCGATGCGGAACCAGTGCGGAAAGTTCACCGCCTGCACCCGGATCGTTAAAAATTCATCCAGCAGCAGCCGAGCTCGCTTCACCTCCACTTTCGGGTTGCGCGAAGCCTCGACAGGGTTGTGCTGAATGATGCCGTCGGCAACCGCCTCGCGGAATACATCCAGTAGCGCGCCGCGCATCAGCTTAGCGCTGGCCGCCTTGCCGGCCTCAACGTATCCATTCAGGAAGTCGGCAATATCCCGCGTTGTAAAATCGCACATCGCCTTATCCGGCAGGATGCTGCGAAAGGCTTTCATTCTGCTGCGGTGGTTGGCCATTGTCTTTTCCTTCAGCTCGCGGCGTAGCACTATCTCGTCGTATCGATCGAGCCAGGCGTGCAGCGTGACGTTGTTTTCATCCTGCAGGCGCTGCGCCAGCGGCTTAAGCTCTTCACTACCAAAAAACGCCATGTTGGCGGCGATCGCCTCGGTCACCGCCAGGCGCTTATCGCGGCCGAGTCCGTATTCTTTCCCGGTGCGCGGGTCGCGGTAGCAGTAATCCCCGCCATTACGGACGTAGAGATTTGGCGGGAGATCGCGCCTTCCGTGGTTTCTGGTTCTTGCCATTGGTGATTCTCTGCAGTAGCTCGCTTGTTGGGCTGCACGGCGTATCGATCCGCACGGCCTGCTCATCAAAAAGATATTCCCGGCCATCCAGCACTGGCGAAGGGTAGATTTTCCCAGCGCGGATCCAGCGGCGAACGGTTTCATGGCTGCGCGGGCGCGGGAGCCGTTTATTCCACTCCCCCAGGGTCAATTTGTTGGACATGGTCTTTCCTCGGTTTCAGCAATTGGGCGATTGCGTCGTCGGTCACACGACACGCCCGGGTGATATCGTCATCGCTCAGCGTCGCTTTTCTGACGCTGGCAGACAGCCGGCCGATCTTGATATCGAAATCAGAGAGTAGGCGGGCGCCTGGTTGCCATGGTTGCATTGCTGTCCCCCGTTGTGTGGTTTCCAACAATGCAAACATGGCGGTGGTGGTTATTTCTGATTTGGCGTAATCGGTTTTTTGAACGCCTGTTTCTCGCGCTTAAACCGCTCGGTGTTGGGGAAATCAAACACCAGCTCACTACGGCTTTCGGCCCAGATGGTGCCGATAGTGCCATCGGAGAACTGCACGCGCACGGCGTCGCCTTTGGCCAGGTACATTCTCAGCATGGGAGATCCTCAGTATTGGCCCCGTCGACGGGGCCGGGTGATTACCGCACCTGCAGCGTTGGTTCGCCGATTTCGATATGCGCGCCTTTGACTTCCACGCCGTTCTCGATTGCTTCTTTGATGGCTTTCTTGTCCGGCGCTACCACCGCTTGCACCGTTACCAGTTCATCCGGCAGCAGGTCGGCATTGTCGACCACCACGTTGGCGGAGCCTTTGCGCGCCGTGAACGTATTTACGGTGGTTTTAATGGAGCCCTGTCCGCTGGCCAGCAGACACGCCAGCACATACTTGCGGATCGACCTGGCTTGGTTCTCAAATGACTTTTTGCGGTCGGTCAGGCGTTTGATTTCCGCCGCCAGCGTGTCGGCTTGCCCCTCAATATTGCGAACGTGGATAAACGCGGCGTCCAGTTTGTCGCCCAGCGCCCCCTCGATACCTTCCAGCGTGTCGGCGATCATCTCCGGCGTCAGGTCGACGGAGGTTTCGATCAGTTCGTGAAACTTGGCGTAATCAGCTGCTAATGCAATGGCCGTAGTGCTCATGATGCTTTCTCCTCGCTCAGTGCGGCGATGCGTTCATCTTTCAGGACGGTGAGGCGGCGCAGGCGGCCGGCCAGGTATTGGGCAAACTCTTTATCGCCTTTGCCTTCGGCGGCCTTGCGATGGGCTTCAATCTCACGGGCGACAGAACCGTGAACCTTGGTCGCCTCATTGGCCGTAACCGCACCTTTGAGAGTCTCGGCGACTTTCGCCAGATGCTCGTCCAGCTCTTCGCGCATACGGGTTACGCCCTCGGCTTTCTCGCTGGCGTTCTTGAGCGCGAATTCTGCATCGTTCTCTTGGCGGTAGGTCAGATCGTCGTACAGGCCGAGGAACACGTCGGCGGAGAAGCCGAGTTGTGACAGGGCTTTTTTGGTGGCGTCAGTGAGGGACTTTTTCGGCGCTTCGCCGTCGCTAAAAAGCTTGCCACTGTTCGTAGCGTAGATGTATGGGGTGCAGCCGTAAGAGGTCACTTCGCCAGTTTTACCGCCGTGCTTGTACCACAGACGGATTTTCACGGTGTGGTTTACTTCGCACAGATAACCGCCGGCGCCGTTCGGAATGATCTCTTGAATAAATCTCCCGTCCTGCTGCTTCACCGATCGCATGATTGGAGCGCCGTTATCGAAACGCTCTTCGATGATTTCTACACCCCAGTTAATGCCCTGTGGCCCGAATACTTTGGTGGCCTGCATCACCATGTAGGTGCCGTTGATCGATGTGCCGCCACCGTTATTGCTGAATGCCTTGGTAAACTTGGCGTCGGTCTTATAAACGCGGTTCCAAATGCCGAGGTTGTCGCCATCCTCTGCTGATTGCTCAGCGATAACTTGCTCAACCTGCGCGGCGCGCTGCTGGAAATCATCGGCTTTAAGCTGCTGTGCCAGCGCTTCGGCACAGTCGGCATTTTCTTCTGCCTGCTGCAGCTGCGGGGATTTCTCCGCTGGCGCGTTGGCGTAAACGCCATAGCCCATCTGATCCAGTTGCTGCTTGGCCTGCGCCGCCGCTGCGTCGGTAACTTGCTGCTGCGCCACTTCCGTTTTTTCACCCTGATTTGAGGCGGCAGATTGCGCCGTGCCTGGATCCACATGCTGCTCACCGCTGCCGATCAGGCCGTCGATCGAGAAGCGGCCACCGCCGAGGTTTTCCACTGCTAACGGGGGTGGGTTCTTGCCGTAGCTCTCCAGCTCTGGGCATGCAGGGTGGCCAGCAAGGCGCGATTTCACGAAGTGCAGGCGTTCGCCGTCGTCGCTGATCAGCTTGAGGTTTTTCAGGCCGTCGGAAATGATGCCGTGGCGCAGGTCGGTTTCGACGTTGAGAATGCCGACGATCACCCGCAGAGTTTTGTCCCACGCGCGCCAGGCGTTATCGCGGTTGGCGATAATCTCTTTGGCGTTCTTCACGTCTGCCGCTTTCGCCTCTGAAGGATTAACGCCCATGATCGACAGGGCTGTGTGCATGCTCAGGGTGTTGTAGTCGGCCGCGCCGCTGGCATTGCCAGTGCTGGTGCTGGTTTGAGTCAGGTTTTCACGGTCGCGCGGATTATCCACCCACGCCTGAGCAAACTCGACAACATCGTCATGCGACGGCATATCATCCCCAAAGCTCTGAATGACAGCCTGCGCCAGTCGCAAAATCGCCTCGGGTGACATAGCACCGACCGCTTTTACCGACTGCAGACCAGTGATTAGGTCGCGCATGCCGGTATCGTCCGGGGTTTCTTCATCGTTGATGAAATCCGCAGCCATCGACAGCTGATGGTTATCGATCTCGGTATTGCAGTACATGACGACGGCGGCGATCCGAATATCCGCAGGCTGCGCCATCAAATCGACCGGGCCGGCAGGCACTTCCGGCTCAGGTTCTTTTGGCGTCCACGCGTTGCCATCGAACACGTTCTCAGCAGCAAACTTTTCATCGAACTGACCGACAGCCGGGCGAGGGTGGCCGGTTTGGTCTTCGACAGTTTTCGGATTGAAGAAGTTGTCGCCGCCCTCTGGGTAGGCTTCGTACAGTTTGCCGGTGGCAATGCTTTCGGCCGCGCGCTTGTTTGGCGCTTCCAACGCGATCACCAGCGGCACGGCGCCGTTAACCTGGGCCTTTTTCTTAGGCTCAAAAAGTGAAATGTAGATAGGCATTTTGGGTCTTTCCTCTGTTAAAAACCGGAGCTGGTCAGGCGCCGGGATGGGTTAAAACTTCTCTCGCGCTACGGCTTTCACGTTGTCGCAATACCAGCTGTAAAGCTCACGCTGGCGCTGCTGCAGGGTGTCAGGCGTCGCCATCATTACAGCCATCAGCAGGCGGTCGCGGGTGTCGGCGGCGGTGCCGTCGATGTGGGTGAAAACCTCGATCGCCTCCTCGGAATAGCCATGCGTCGCCGCAGCTTCGAACTGATCGCGCTGGCTTGCTGGATCGACTCCATACCACAGCACCAGCTCTGATTTCAGGTTATCCATTTCGATATCCATGGCCACGCCCTCAGTACGGGAGTTCGTCGGCGTCGACAGGGCAGTGCTCAATGCAAAGCAGCTGCTGCACCTGATCGTCGATCTCGGCAATGCGTTTGTAAGTGGCGTCGGCCAGACGGGCTTTTTCCAGCTGCAACGCTTCAACCTGTTTCCCGATGATGTCGATCGGTTCAGGCTGATTAACGTCGATGTGGATTGTGCGGGTTTCCAGCAGCACGTATTCCGGGTACTGAGACATGTCCATGGTGAATACAGAGATTTTCTCTTGCGTGTACTGGCTAACGTTCGCGTGGATAAACAGCGTGACGGGTATCTGTAGTGCTTTCATAGCGACTCCTGATATAATCGGAGCTGATCAGTAGCTCCATGGGTTATTGGTCTTTCCTCGATACAGGGTTGGTCCCCTGTATCATTCCCGGTTGCTTTGGTCGGCGCCGGGGTAAAAGAACCCGCTTCGGCGGGTTTTTTTACGTCTTGAGTTTGCCGGTCTTTCCCGGCTGTCAGGCTGGTCAGGCCTCTGGTCTTTCCTCAATTTGCTGGGTGAAAAAATTGCCCCGGCGCGCGGGGCGAAAGACTACACACAGCAATGTCTTTCGGGTTGTGGTGGCCGAGAACAACGCCCCGAAGTTACGACCACCACGTTTAAATCCTTTGCCGCGTATCGCCCGGCTGGCGGAACATTTCTGAACAACCGCTGCAGGGTTAGTGCGCTGTTGATGGGCTTAATTTAGATAAATCTAACTATTTGGTCAATCATAAAATTAGAAAAAACGAACAAAAAAGACAATAAAAAACCCAACACATTGAAATGTCGGGTTATTTTTTTATTTGGATTTTCTGGCTTTTAGCAGTTCTTCAAACAGGCGGTTGAACCCATCAACTTTGTCGCGAAGCATTGCAAGGTGGGATTCCTTCTCAGACTCAGGCAGAGCCTTGAATAGATCCAATAGTTCTTTTTCTCGCTCATCAAGTTGTGGCGGTAACTCCTCCGGCTCTCCTGGCTGCTGGCTATCGTCCCCGTAGAGAATCCAGGTGGGGGTGCATTGAAGCGCCTTGCTTAGGGCGAATAGGTTCTTTCCCCCAGGTTCGCTATCGCCGGTTTCCCACTGCGAAACGGTGACGTGTGACACCGGCACGATCTTCGCGAGAGCGCGCTGGGTTAACTTCAGTTCTTTTCTACGCGCACGTATGCGCTCGCCGGGTAATTTCATAGTTAGATAATTCTAAATTCTCTTGACTTCGTTATCTTGAACATCTAATTTGTTCGGAAAATCTAACAGGAGGTGTTCGCATGTATACCGCAGATGCAATCGCATTTTTCAAAACGAAAGCAGCCTTAGCCGCCGCTGCTGGAGTCCAAAAACCCACCGTTTACGCATGGGGTGAATTAGTGCCAGAAGGTCGCGCCGCTCGCTTAGAGCGCATCACGGAAGGCGCGCTTAAATATGACCCTGCGCTTTACCAAAACCGTGACGTGCTCAACAAGGGTGCAGCTTAACAACCAACCCCACCGAAATCCGATTAAGCAAAATTGGTTTTCGAGCGACAGGAGACGCGAAGTGGAAAACATCGAGAAACTGAAAAACGAGATCGTGGGCTGGGCGGCGGAGCAGGGGCAGGAACACGTTGCCATCGAGATCACCCGCGCATGGTTCCAGCTCGGCGCCGACGGCGACCGGGTTCGGCTGTACCCGATCGAGGATGAAACCGGCACCGCCGATTGGCGGGCGATCAACACAAACCGGCAGGCGATATTTCGCCACATGCGCAGCGAGTCGAAGGCCGCGCGTGAGAAGGTGCAGGAGCTGGCCGACGCTATGCTCGCCGCGCTGCCGGCGGAACGGCGCGCCCGATTGGCCGGCCCAACTCAGCAGTATTTGCTTTCGGTGGCCATCCGTGAATTTGCCGCCGCGATTATCGCAATCCTGCTCGGCGCTTGTGACACGCCGCAGCGCATTGCCGGCGCACTTGTCGCCCTGCAGGAAACCCAGCGCCTGACCAGCGCCGCGTAAAAACTTTGTACCGAGGAAAGACCAATGCAAGCCAACCACATCACATACCGGAACGGCTGGCGCCTGAATGGCATGCCCGCCGACGCCGCAGAAATCAGACCGATCTTTGAAGATCGCCAGGCTGCCGCGCATGCCGTCTGGGAACAATACGAGCAGGGCAAGGCCGCGCTGCGTGAAGAAAACTTATCGCCGGAGCAGTACCAGGACGCGTGCCGCCAGCTTGCAGACTCGCTGGGGATCTGATCATGAGCATGGAAATGATGGTGCAGGCCATGAAAATCAAAGTCGGCAACCCGCTGCGCAAATTGGTACTGCTGAAATTGGCCGACAACGCCAACGATCAGGGGGAGTGCTGGCCGGCGGTTCAGTACATCGCTGAGCAATGCGAAATCTCCAAGCGCTCCGCCCAAAATCACATTCAGCAGTTGGTCAAAGATGGTCTGGTGCGCATCGAAGAGCGCAAAGCCGAGAACGGTCTTAATCGCTCAAATATCTACCACTTAGTGCTGAATAACTATGGTGCAGATTCTGCACCCTATGGTGCAAATCCTGCACCCATGGGTGCATCTGCTGCAGGGGGGAGGGTGCAGGAGCTGCACCAAGAATCAGTCAGTTTAGAACCAGTCATTGAACCAATACCCCCTAACCCCCAGGAGGGGGACGACGCTGGCGCGCCGGATAAGTCAAAAATTAAATATCAGGACGTGGCTGACGCCTACAACGAAATCCTGGGTGATCGTCTGCCGAAGGTGCAGGAGCTGAACGACAAGCGCAAACGCCAAATCAAGCGCCTGCTGGGCGAGCTGCATGAACCGACCCTTGACGCGGTGAAAGCCTACTTCGAGACATTCGCCGATACTGCCAGCCCGTTTTACTTCGGCGACAACTCCCGCACGTGGCGCGCCGGATTCGATTACCTGCTCCGATCCGAAGTGCTGGTTAAAACCCGCGAGGGTTCGCTATGACGCCGCAGGAGATGGAAGCGACGGTGCTGAGCGGCCTGCTCGTTGGCGGTGCCACGCCTGACGCGCTGGACGTAATCGCCACCATGCCCGAGGACGCGTTCAGCATCCGGTTTTACCGCGAGGCTTACCGGGAAATTAAAAAACAGGCGCTGACGCACGGCGTGATCGACGTGGTGCTGATTAGCGAGGCGCTCGGTGGCGATAGCCTGGCGTCGCTGGTGGAAGTCAGCCGCATGCCCGGCACGCTGGCCAACCTGAAAGGCTTCGCGACGCTGGCAACCAAGGGCTGGCGCAGCCGCCAAATGGCCACGCTGCTGCAGGACGGCGCTGACAGCATCCGCAACGCCAGAAACCAAGAACAGCGCGACGCCGCGATCCAGTCGTCAGTAACCAAGCTGATCGAAATGTCAGCCGATACTGGCGGCGTGGTGCCGGTTCACCTGGGTGAGCTGCTGGGCGGTTACATGGACTTGATGGATCGCCGCATGAAGGGCGACGCCGAAATGCGCAACCTGTACAGCGGGATTGCTGAGCTGGATGCGATCACCGGCGGCTGGAACCCGCAGGATCTGATTGTGGTCGCCGGCCGCCCGGGCATGGGTAAAACCGAATTCGCGTTGAAGGTGATCGAGGGCGCTACGCGTGACGGCGGCGGGGCGTTGATTTTCAGCATGGAAATGGCGGCGCTACAGATGGTAGAGCGTTCCGTTGCCGGGGCCGGAAACCTTTCCGTGTCGAAGCTGCGCAAGCCGGAATCCCTGTGCGACGAGGATTGGGGCCGGATACACACGGCGCTTGAGGTGCTGAATAACCGCGATATCTGGATCGTCGACGCGACCGACCTGAACGTTGACCAGATCCGCGCAATCACCGAAACACACAAACGCCGCTACCCGCATTTGGCTGTCGCCATGGTCGATTATCTGGGCCTGATCGCCAAGCCCAAAGCGGAGCGCAATGATCTGGCCATGGGCCATATTTCCCGCAGCCTGAAAACCATGGCCATGCGGAGCAAAACGCCGGTGCTGGCGCTGAGCCAGTTATCGCGGAAAGTTGATGATCGCCCGGTAACCGCCCGTCGGCCGACAATGTCCGACCTCAGCGAATCCGGCAAGGTTGAGCAGGACGCCGACAGCATCGTCTTGCTGTACCGCGACGGGGTTTATAACCCGGACGGCCCGGCGGCGCGCTATGCGGAAATCATCGTTGGTAAAAACCGATTCGGCCCCGGCGGCACGGTTTACCAGGAGTTTAAGAACGGCCACTTCGTCGCCTGCGATCAGGTAGTGGCACAGGAAGCAACCCGCATTCAGAAGGAGGCGCAGCAACCAAAACCGAAAGAACGACGTTACGCGACAAAGCCATTTTAACCGGCGCCTGACCAGCGCTTGAACGACCAAAACGAGGAAAGACCATGAGCACTATCAACGAAATGATCCGCGATAAGCGGTTTGTGATGGATGACGGCTGCGACCACCTGCCGGCCATCATGGACAGAATCAACCAGGCGGCCCGCGCCCGTTCCCGCGCGCCGTACTGCCCACCGCCAAAACCCCAGCGCGTCGCCCGGCCGGCAGCCGAATCCGGCCCGATCGTCAAAATCGGTGACCGTATCAGCTACGGCCGCCGGGTGATGACCGGTATCTACGAGCTGCAGCGCCTGGGGCGCTCTCCTGAAAGCATCGCGCTGATGCTCCGCATGCCACTCGATCGGGTACTGCACATCCTGAAGCCTCTAACGGCCGTACGCCGCGAGATACAGAAAAGCGTAGCAAGTGGGTTACCCCCACGTGAAAAAGACGTCATGCGCCGTCTGGCGGCCGAATCGAGGGCATAAACCATGGCCGGGCAATCGGACTATCTACCGCCCGGCCTGCCATTCAATCGAGGTAGCTGGACGCAGGAACAACGCGATTTAGAGCAGTTCGACCTGCGCGCCTGTGGCCTGGTCCGCGATTTATTCGCGCGGAAGATCACGCGCACAAAGGTGCTGGTGGCGATTGAAGAGGCGCCGGAGCAATACCGGGAACATTTCAGAGCGCGCCTGAATTACTGGCGTGATCGCAGAGAGGGGAAGGAACAGTGAAAAAATTCAAAGAGTGGGTAACTCGCAAACCGTGGGCGGCGATGTTCTGGGCATGCGCAATTTTCTGGGCTGCCGTGGCGGCGGTGACCGCCTGGGTGGTGCTGAAATGACGAAAACATGCCATTCAGAATTTGCAGAGCGCAATTTTGCACTTTGCTGTAAAAACAAATGGTTGGGGTGAGCGATGCTGCCAAATAAACGGAATCTATATCCTAACATAAAGCGAATAGTTTGGAGTGATTGGGCCGAAGGAAAGGTTCGGCGGCGGCATTGGCACCCTATGCGGGTAGCAATGCTGTTTCGTCTCGGGCCTGTGATACCGGCATCCTCCATTGCCAAGATGTTCGGAATTTCACCCAGGAGCGTGCGTCAGAAAGCTGAAAGTCTGGGTATCCCTCTATTCAAGTGCCTTCGAGGCTACGCCGATTGGGAAATCAAGTTCATGAAAGACAATCGGCAAAAGCTAACGCAGGAAGAGATCGCAAGGCATTTAGGTCGGACGGAGGCAAGCGTATCCACGGCAATGCTCAGGCGCGGAATTAACCCAGGGAAGCCACGTGGAGAGCATCATCAGTTCGCGAAACACAGCGATGATGACGTTGAGTTGTGCCGGGCGCTGGCCGACGAAGGCCTGCTCGTTTCAGAAATCGCGAGAAAGATGGAGCTTGACCACAGTACCGTCTGGCGCTGGGTCAATTTCGAGAGTCGGAGCAACATAGAGCTTGAAGACTACGGGAGGGCGAGAGCATGAATATAGCCAAAGCGCCGGGGTGCGCCATGCCTCCACTTAACTTTTCACCTCGCCTGGTGCGGGGCGTCAATTTGACTACAGAGCGCGATATGTGGCAGAGCGAAAAGCATTATCGCTTTCGTTCGGGCAAATATTACGGCCGGGTCCGGTATGCGGAGTTGAATCATGGATAACGTCAAGTGGTTGAATTTGTTCCAGAGTGCATTTTTGCACTCTGGGTATTTTGTTTGACGAACAGCACAAAAATAACTACTGTTTATTTGTACAGCATTCTGGTGCAATATACTTGCGGTACACAATAAAGAGATAGTTAATTGATTGATTTTAAAGATTTACTTAAATCATTACCCAACACCGGAAGAATAGTGATCACATGCGAGAACGGCTCAATAACTGGTGCTCGCATCGTTAAAGAAAACGAACATGTAGCGTCACTTAAAGCGTTGATTGATTTAGCAAAATCAGCAGGTTATTCAGTTGTAAGACCTGATGGAAACGCGCTATAATTAACGGGCTGGACTGAACACCCAGCCCGTTCGAATTCTGAGCAACTGCTGCGCCACCGGAGAAAGCCCATGGCGCAGTATTCGTTTGTAAAATCCGCAGGAAATTTGTTAGTGCCGGCCACCCCGGACGCGATCGAATTCCTGAAAACCAAAGTGAAGATCGGCGCAGTCCTATATGCCGATTTCAGCCAGGCCCGCAACCCGGCATTTCACCGCAAATATTTCTCTCTGCTGAATCTCGGATTCCAATACTGGGAACCGACCGGCGGCGCCATATCGCCGACCGACAAAGAGCTGATCACCGGTTACGTTAAATTCCTCGCGTATTACGCCGGGAACGAAAGCACGCTGCAGGCAGCCGCCGACGAATATCTGCAGGATGTGGCAGAAAAGCGCGCCGGGAATATCAGCGCCGCAAAATCGTTCGAGGCATTCCGCGCCTGGGTAACGATTCAATCCGGCCACTACACAGCATACCAGATGCCGGATGGCAGCGAGCGCAAAGAACCCCGCAGCGTATCGTTCGCCAAGATGGACGATATCGAGTTCGCCCAGCTCTACAAAGCCACCATCGACGTGCTCTGGAATTTCATCCTGTTCCGCGCGTTCCCCAATCAGCAGGCTGCAGAAAACGCCGCCTCCCAACTGCTCAGCTACACGGCATAGGGGGAACCATGGCGACCAAAGACGAAAAACAATGGCTATCCGACGTGGCAGAACTTGGCTGCGTCGTCTGCCGCAATCTGGGTTACGGATCATCCCCTGCAGAAATACACCATATCCGCACAGGACAAGGCACAGCACAGCGCGCCACCCATAAGCAAACCCTCCCGTTATGCCCACCGCATCACCGCACTGGCGGCCACGGTGTAGCCGTACACGCAGGAAGAAAAACATGGGAGAAGAATTACGGCTCTGAGCTGGAATTGCTGGAACAAGTCACAGGGGAAGTGGAGGAATTGCGCGAATGCAGAATTTAATCCTATCCCTAAGAGCAGCAGGAAATAGCGAAAAGTCAGAGGGCGCCCATCGGTGGAAAAGAACAAAATCCTGTTTGGCCCATCTTCTTGCAATGGCCGGCGGCGTGTTTACCCCTCTCTATGCTCGCGCACGCGCGCGTTTAGGGGGCTGATCGTGCCGCTCGTCGCAACATTCCGCACAGACTGGTTTCGCGTGATTACCGATATCAACCGCACACGCATGGCAACGCAGAGCATCGCTGAGGAATTGGGCGTGTCGAAATCTGCCGTTCTCGGCTGGAAGTCGGGATCGGAACCGCGTCACGGCGACGGTGAGGCGCTGATCGCTCTCTGGTGCCAGGCGACGGGCTCAGACCGTAGCAGCCTGCCTACCGTGCTTTATCGGCAGTGGTGGACATTCAAGCGCCCGGTAATTGGTCGGGAATCCGACCGCAAGCAGGGCAGACAATGACCGCTCAACAATCCAAGGAGTAAACGCAATGGCTCGACCACGTAAAAATCTCGAGGTGCCAGGACAGGAAAACCAACAGCCGAAAGAGAACGCCACGGACGCGGTGCTGCTGAATTCTGTCGCTCAGCAACCCGCAAATACGCCTGAGCAACTGAACGCCGCTACCGCTGGCGCCACGGCCGTTACTACAGGTGAACCCGAAGGTGATGGCAGCGTGGCGATTTTGCAGCAGCGCGTTGCCAAGCTGCTCGACGCCGCCGCACTGGAAGAGCGCAACGCGATCCTTTCCGGCCTGAATGAGCAGGGTGCCGCAATTATTGCTCGATTCGAAGGGCTGGAATTCCTCGACGCTGACGATCACCGCCTGACCGATAACCTCGAATTCCTCACCCTGGTGAAGAAAGCTACCGATGTGGCTACCGGCGGCGCCGGGCCAATGGTGACGAACGAAGAAGGCAAGAAGCAGCCGGCACCGGGCAAACCTGTTTTAACCGAACACGGCTGGCACGTACCAGGCTAAGGAAACCGCTATGTGTGGATCTGCACCGAAAGTAGTACAGACCGACCCGCAGGCTGAGGCAGACGCAGCAGCAGACGCCGCGGCCAAAGCCTCAAATGCCGACGCCGCAAGCCGTAAGAAGCGCAAGAAAGGCTCTTCACTGCTGGCCAGCGGCGCACAGGGCGCTACCGACGCCGGTGATTCGCTGCTCGCGAGCGGCGCCCAGGCGGCAGGCAACAAATCAACGCTGGGGGCGTGATTGATGGACGACACCGCCGCAAGGCTGATTAAACGCGTGAACACGCTCAAGGCCACCCGGCAGATGCATGAAAGCGTCTGGCGGGAGTGCTACGACTACACGTACCCGCTGCGCGGCGCTGGTTTCTCGTCTGAGGTGCTGGATGCCCAGAGCGCAAAGCACAAGGTGGCCAAGCTGCTGGACGGCACGGCGACCGATAGTTCGCGCATGCTGGCGTCTGCTCTCATGTCCGGCATGACTCCCGCTAACGCACAGTGGCTGAACCTCGATAGTGAATCTCTGCCGGACGACGCCAAAGCCTGGCTTTCTACCTGCGCAACGCTGGTGTGGGAAAACATCCACGCGGCCAACTTCGACGCCGAGGGCTACGAGGCCAATCTCGATGTGGTGTGCGCCGGCTGGTTTGTGCTGTACGTCGATGAAGACCGGGACGAGGGCGGCTATTCGTTCCAGCAGTGGCCGCTGGCGCAGTGCTACGTTGCATCGACCCGCAAGGACGGCATTGTCGACACGATTTTCCGCTGCTACCAGCTGACCGCAGAGCAGGCGATCGCCGAGTTTGGCCAGGATGCAGTAAGCGAGAAAATCCGCGACGCCGCCAAGAAAAAGCCAGACGACAAGTTTGATTTTCTGCACGCAATCTTCCCGCGCACCAATTACGTGGTTAACGCGCGCCTGGCTAAAAACCTGCGCTTCGCGTCGTACAACATCGATGTGACCGCAAAAAAAGTGGTGCGCGAATCCGGCTATCACGAATTCCCGTGCTGCGTGCCGCGCTGGATGAAAATTCCCGGCGGATCGTACGGCATTGGCCCGGTTTATGACGCCCTGCCTGACTGCAAGGAGCTGAACGAAACCAAACGCATGGAGAAAGCCGCGCAGGATTTGGCGATTTCCGGCATGTGGATCGCCGAGGACGACGGCGTACTTAACCCTCGAACGGTCAAAGTAGGGCCGCGTCGCATCATCGTGGCCAACAGCGTTGACAGCATGAAGCCACTGCTCACCGGTTCCGATTTCAACGTCGCATTCACCGCTGAGGAACGTCTGCAGGCGTCAATCCGCAAGATCATGATGGCCGACCAGCTGCAGCCGCAGGACGGCCCGGCCATGACTGCCACCGAGGTGCATGTGCGCGTCGCCCTGATCCGCCAGTTGTTGGGGCCGGTATACGGACGATTCCAGGCGGAATACCTGCAGCCGCTTGTTGAGCGCTGTTTCGGTATCGCGTTCCGCGCAGGTGTGTTCCCTGAGCCACCTGAGAGCATGAACGCCGCCAACTTCAACGTGCGTTATATCTCGCCCTTGGCGCGCGCACAGAAACTGGAAGACGTCACAGCGATTGAACGGTACGCCCAGAACGTTATGCAGCTGGTGCAGGTTTACCCGGACATTATCGACAACATGGACAGCGACGAAGCAAGCCGCGTTGTCGGTGAGGCGCTCGGCGTACCGGCCAAGGTTATGCGCTCGTCGGCGGACGTGTCCACGCTGCGCGACCAGCGCGCCAAGGCGCAGCAGCAACAGCAGCAACAGGCATTGCTGATGCAGGCCGGCCAGCAGGCGGCAGGTGCTGCAGGACAAAGCGCCGGTGAAGCAATTGGCCAACAACTGGCGGGGGGCTGATGGGCATCAAGCAAGTTTCACCACTGGATTACAAACGGCTGTTTGAAGAGACGGCCGGCGGCGCCGAGGTGCTGGACGAATTAACCCGGCGCTTCGGTGGGTCAATTTTTGTGAAGGGCGGCCCAGAGGGTGACCGCCAAACCTGTTTTAAGGCCGGGCAACGTGACGTGCTCGATTTCATTTTGCGCCAGCTTAATCTGGCAGACGGAGTAAACGACGATGTGGAAGATTAAACACTTATTCATGAACGCAGCTGGCGAAGGTGGGGAAGGTGGCGGCACTGGTGACGGCGGCAACCCAGGCACCGGCGATGGCGGCAGTACTTCATTGCTGAGCACTGGCGCGCAGAATCAGTCAGGTGGCGATGATTGGGTACCTGAGAAATTCCGCGTCATGGGCGAGGACGGGAAACTCAATATCGAAGGATCCGCGCGCAAGCTGGCCGAGTCTTACACGCACCTGGAAAAACAGCGCGGCACCAGTGCGGCACCGAAAACCGTAGACGAATATGCACCTACTGTTGAGGTTGAGGGCTTCAAGTGGGACGAGTTCAAGGCCGACCCTGAGATGCAGGGATTCCTCAAGGCAGCGCACGCCAAGGGCATCACCAACGATCAGATGGGCTTTATCCTCGGCGAGTACATGAACCGCGCCACGGCGCTGGCGGGTGGTGCTGCTGAGTTGGATCAAGAGGCGGCGGCCACGGAGCTGCGCGGCACGTGGAAAACCGATGTGGAATTCCAGAAAAATATCGGCCTAGCGCACCGCGCGTTTATGTCACTGGCTGACCCTGCAGACCAGGGCAAGATGGACGAGATCGGCAACAACCCGATGGTGATCCGTATGCTGGCGAAAATCGGTGCGGAGATGGGTGAGGATAATCCGGTCGGCACTGGCGCGATTAATCTCGAAGAGCAGCAGAGCATCCGCGACCTGATGAAGTCCGAGGCATACACCAACCCGAAACACGCCGACCACGAACGCGTGTCCGCCCAGGTGCGAGCGTTCTATCAGAAAACCTATGGCGACCAAACCGTCGCATAATCCGAGGAAAGACCAATGTCCGACAAAGAAATCGAGCAGGAAATCCAAGCCAAAGGCAAAACCGCGCCGCGCGTAACGCCTGACCATATCGAGAACGTTGTCACCAGCGAACATTACTTCACTGGGTACGACGGCCGCATTGGCGCGTTGGCCAATGGGGAGGATATTCCTGCTGTAGAGCTTGATGACGCGAATCAGCTTCGCCTGCTAACGTTTTGCGTTCTGGTTTTAGAGAATGGCTTTACCGTCACCGGCGAGAGCGCCTGCGCCAGCCCTGAGAACTTCGACGCCGAGATCGGCCGCAAGATCGCCCGCGACAACGCTGTGCAAAAAATCTGGATGCTTGAGGGCTACCTGCTGAAACAGCGCATGCATGACGACGCGCACCTGCGAGAACTGCTGCGCCAGAAAGAAGAGTAACAGCCACCACACAACATCAAGCGCCAGCCTAACCGCTGGCGTTTTCATTTGGTCGGGATTCCGACCGCGAAACCGCAACAAAATCACTCCAACAGCCCGGCGTGGTAGCCGGATAACTGGTATCTCCCGCCAGGCGTACGCGCCACTCGCCTGGTGTATTCAGGGCCGGTAACCCGATAACCCGCAGGCGATAATCTTTGGAGTGATAAAAATGGCTTTTGATCCGAACAAGAACATGATCACCGCCGCCTTTGTGCAGCAGTTCCATGATTCTTTCGAAATCGCATCGCAGCAGAAGGACTCGCGCCTGCAGGCTGCCGTACACGATCGCGGGATGATTACCGGCGCATCGTTCACCATCAACGATATGGGCACCATCGAGATGAACCCAATCACCGAGCGCTTTGGCGATACGGTTTGGGATCTGCCTGAAGCGGGTACCCGTAACGCGCTGATGGCGGATTACGGCGTATTCGTGCCGGTGGAAAAACGCGACCTGCGCAAGCTGATCGCTGACCCGCAGGGGCCATATCTGCAGCTGACCCTGGCGGCCGCGAACCGCAAAAAGGACGACGTGATTTATCGCGCGTTGCTGGATACCGTCCTGCGCAAAACCTCGAACACTGGCGCCTACGCTCCTGTGGCGCTGCCGGCGTCTCAGAAGATTGTGGCCGGCGGTACCGGCATGACCAAGGCCAAGCTGATCGCCGCCAAGGCCATGTTCCGCCGCAACGAGTGTGACGAGCAGAACGGCGAAGAGCTGTTTATCACATACAACGCCGACATGCTGACGCAGATCCTGAGCGATACCACCCTGACCAGCGCCGACTTTATGGCGGTGAAAATGCTGCAGGAAGGTGCGGTGTCCGGCAACTGGTTGGGCTTCAAGTGGTTGGCATACGAAAAACTGGACTCGGCCAGCGCTGGCGATCCGGCTGTTACCACCAAGACCGCCGCCGCCTGGTGTAAGTCTGCAGTGCATTTCGGTACCGGTGCCGAGTACAACACCGATATCGGCCCGCGCCGCGACAAGAACAATACCATTCAGATCTCTGTCGATGCGTCCTACGGCGCCGGCCGCGCAGCCGAAAACAAGGTTGTTGCGATCGACTTTACCGCTTAACGCCAGCGCTCCTATGCCGGGGTGACACCCCGGCCTTTTTCATGAGGTAACGCTATGGCTTCCAGTATTTCCATCTGCTCCAACGCTCTACTAATTCTCGGTTCGCAGCCCATCAACGACTTTGATGATGGGACGGATTTTGCACGCCTATGCTCGAACATGTACCCGTCAGTGCGAAACGACCTGCTGCGAAAACATCCGTGGAACTGCGCAGTAAAACGCGTTGTCCTGTCGCCGAGTACCACGCCGCCGGCATTCGGCTTCCGTTTTCAGTTCCCGCTTCCTGGTGACTGTTTGCGCGTCCTGTCCGTTGGCGGCATTTATGACGACATTTCGTATCGGGTTGAGGGTAGCAAGCTCTTATCGAATGAGTCGGTCATCAATCTTCGCTACATCTGGCGCAATGATGTCGAATCAACGTGGGACGAGGCGCTTGTGCAACTGGCGGAAACCACAATGGCGGCAAAGCTGGCCTATGCGGTTACCGGTTCTGCCAGCCTGCGTGACAGCCTGACGCAAGAGGCCGCATTTCTGCTGCGCCAGGCGCGTTCCATCGATGGGCAGGAAGACCCGCCAGAAGAAATGGGCGGCTATCCCACCTATGAGTCGAGGTTTTAAGCATGCGCGCCAACCTGATAAAAACCAACTTCACCGCCGGAGAAATCTCCCCGCGCCTGATGGGGCGGGTAGATATAGCGCGTTATGCCAACGGTGCTAAGCGTATCGAGAATGCGGTATGCGTGGTACAGGGTGGGGTAATCCGCCGACCGGGTACTCGCTTCGCCGCGCCCGCTAAGGATGGAAACAACCCAGCACGCTTAATCCCCTACGTATTTAACCGCGAACAGGCGTATGTCCTCGAGGTGGGCAACGGCTATATGCGCTTTTTCCAGAACGGTGCTCAACTGGTCAACGCAGACAATTCCCCCTACGAAATATTTTGCCCCTACAGCAGTAACCAATTGCCTGCGGTGAAGTATGTGCAAGGCGCTGACACGATGTTTTTGGTGCACCCTGAGGTTAGACCTCACCGCCTGCAGCGGCGCGGTCAGCTTGATTGGGTTCTCGAGCCTTGCCCATTCATCGTTGAGCCATTCGACGAGCTGCGCGATACCCCAGAAAAATGGTGCAAGCCATCGGTTAAGGAATTCGTCGGATCTGAGATTACGCTGACGCTGAGCGACAATGAGCCGCCGAAAGACTCGGACGGTGACTTTACCGGCTCTGGCTGGGTGGCCGAAGACGTTGGCTCATACGTTCGGATTAACAGCGGACTGGTACGCATCAAGAGCGTAACCAGCGCCCAGAAAGCTGTTGGTACTATCAGAACAGATCTCAGTGCGACGCAGGCGGCATCGCCTGGCGCTTGGACGCGCGAGGATACCGTTTGGAATGACGAGCTGGGTTACCCCGGCGCGGTAACGCTGTATCAGCAGCGCCTGGTACTGGCAGGCAGCCCACGTTACCCGCAAACCATTTGGTTTAGCGAGACAGGCGTTTACCTGTCGTTCGAGTTGGGCACCGATGACGATAAGGCGATCAGCTTTACACTTTCGTCTGACCAGCTCAACCCCATTGTGCACCTGGCGCAGATGAACACCCTGATCGCACTGACGTACGGCGGCGAGTTTACGATCACCGCCGGTAATGATTCGGCGATCACCCCGACAAACATCTCGGTAAAAAATCCCAGCCCTTACGGCTGCAACAATATTCGCCCCATTCGTGTTGGTACCGAAATCATGTTCGTTCAACGCGCCAACAGGAAGCTTTACGCCGTGGCGTATGACCCTGACAGCTATGTCGCATATGCAGCTAATGACATGTCGGTGTTGGCTGAACATATAACCGCCGGCGGCGTGAGTGACATGGCATATCAGCAGCAGCCGGATGCGTTTATTTGGCTGGTTCGCAACGACGGTGTTTTGGCAACGATGGCGGTGGATCGAGCGCAGGAGGTTATCGCCTGGTCACGTCAAACCACGCTCGGCGTATTTGAATCCGTCGTATCTATCCCGTCTGCAAATAACGATGTGCTCTATGCGCTGGTGCGCCGCCAGGTGAATGGGCAGACCGTCCGCTATGTGGAGGTGTTCGATTCTGGGCTAACCACAGATGCAGCTGTAACCGGAACGAATGATGCGGGTGCGGCGACCTGGTCTGGGTTTGGTCATCTCGAGGGGCAGACCGTTGATGTGTTGGCCGACGGCGTGGTGATGAAACCGGTGATCGTGACCGGTGGCCAGATCACGTTACCGCGTACCGCCAAGCGGATAGAGGCGGGATTGCACTATGAAACCACTATCGAGACGCTCACGCCGGAAGTTGGCACTACGGAGGGAACAACGCAGAACGCGCGGAAGCGCACCAGTGAAGTGACCTTGCGCTTCCTCGAAACCACCGGTGCAGAGTGTAACGGCCAACTCATCCCGTTCAGGAAATTCGGCCTCGGCATTCTCGATAAGCCGGCGCCGCTGTTTACCGGCGATCACCGGCTGGGGACTCTCGGCTGGGATCGAGGTGAGGACACGCTCGTAATTCAGCAGCGCCAGCCGTTGCCGTTCCACCTTCTGGCCATAATTACCACTTTCACCAGTAACGGGGGCTGACAATGATCCGCAATGCAACCGCCGGGGATATCCCGGCACTGATTGAGCTTGGCGCCCGCATGTACCTTGAGTCGCGCTACGCGGAAACCTCGCCATTCGACGAGCAGAAGTGCGCCGAGCTGGCGAAGCACCTGATTGCCGCTCCAGGCGGGTGCGTGCTGGTGGCCGAACATGGCGGCCATGTGATCGGCTGGATGGCCGGCGGCATTGCCGAGCAGTGGTTTTCGCGCAAGCTGATGGCGTTCGAGTACGGGCTATTTATCGCACCAGAGCATCGGGGCGGATCCGCTGGCCAGCGCCTGGCTAAAACCTTTATCGCGTGGGCCGCTGACCATGGCGCCGCAGTGATCAATATGGGCATCACAACCGGCGTGCACGAAGAACGCACCGGCGCGATGTATGAACGTCTTGGCCTGTCGCGTACTGGCCTGTTGTATTCGAAGGAGATTTGATTATGTGCACAGGTGTGGAAATAGCGCTGGTTGCATCATCGGTGCTGGCCGCCGGCGGCGCTGCCGCAAGCGGTATCCAGCAGCAGAAAATGGCGAACTACCAGGCGGACCAGGCAAACGCCGACGCCGAGGCAGCACGCGCGTCAGCACGCGTACAGGCCGACAGAATACGCAAGGCAGGGCGTGAGCAGGCTGCACAGGCAAACGCGGCGCTGGCGGCGTCTGGCGTCGAAACTGGCGAGGGTACGGCGCTGCGCATCACCTCCGGCATCACCGGCGACGCCGAGCAGGACGCTTACACGACGATCCTGAACGGCATGAACACCGGTGCGCGGTATAACGCGCAGGCGCAGGCCGACCGACTCAGTGGCCGCAATGCGGCGACGTCCGGCTATATCAACGCGGGTAGCTCGCTGTTGTCTGCTGCCGGCACCGGTTACTCCGGCTGGAAAAAAGCCAATCCAACAACCACGACAAATACCGGCACCGCGGCGTCGAATAACATGTTCTCGAATATGGGGGTGCGCTGATGCGGATACCAACTGGAAATTTTGGCAATGTGGTGCCGGAGGCCCAGCGTACGCGAATTGACGTTGGGAACGTTGGTGCTCCTGCCAATGCATTGCAAGGGGTAGCCGAGGACGTTCAGCGAGAAGTAAACGCTGTTGTTCGAGCGCGTACCGGCGAGGCAATGCTTGATTATCAGCTCAAGATAAAAGACGTCAATGAGTCAATCCGGCAAGGGGTTGAGGATGGGACTTTGCGTGCCGACCAAGTCGAAAAATTTTACCAGGATGCAGTAGGGAAACTTGATAAACCGCAGCTTTCTGGGTTGGGACTGGCGGAAACACAAACCGCTGAGGGGGGCTTAAAACGTTATGAGGCTGACGGGTTATCTACGGCGCGAGGCTATGCTCGAACCGCACTAAAAATAGAAGCACGTGATCAGGTCGACACCCAACTTGATCAGCTCGGAAAATTGACCAACTACCCTGATGCGGATGTTGAAAAAATTAACGCTATGTCCAACGCGCTGGAAGAGCAAGGTAGAATTGCGTATGGGGCGCAGTGGTCAAAGGTGCGTCAGGGATGGGTTGACAAAAACTGGTTCAATCAAGCGCAGCAGCGTTTGATGTCCGCTCGTAATGATGGCGGGGCCTTATCAACTTTTAATAGCGATCTGACCTCAGAAAAAGGGTTCTATGTTGATAAGCTGGACCCTGAAAAGCGCAACGCGCTGTTAAATCAGGCTATGGGGTATCAGTCTAGAATAGAGGCCCGCGCTATTGCCGCGCAGAATCACGCGGATATGTTAGCGCTACGACGTGAAAATGCCGCTGTGCACGCCAGTTCCGGCATGCAAATGCGGATTGCTAACGGAGAAATACCCACCGATCAAGACTGGAATAATTATTTAACAGCAGTTTCAGGAACAAGCCAAAATGGCACCGCTCCGGTTCTGCGTTCAGCAATGCTAGGGAAGGTGCGAATAAGCAGGTCATTTCTTCCCAAGCTGACTCGCTGA